CTGAGTATCAAGCAGAATTAAAAGAAGTCATCACTAAGAGTCCTGAGGCTTATCGAAAAGTCGTTGAGCAACAAGAGAAAGGCTTGGAATTTACTGATGATGAAAGTGCTACTAATGCCGTTTTAAATAGGGTGAATAAACGTATGATGACTGAGTCCCCGGCTCTTATGTCACAAAGATTGCGTGTTACTACTGATGGGATTATAGCAGATGTTGTTGCACACAGAAGGGAGTTGGAGTAATGGTTGCGACTTTTCTTGAGGGTATTGACTCTGTTCTTGCCGCTCTTAACGATTGGAATCGTGGTAACACGGACAACATCAAACCCATAATCGCTGATATTGCAACCATCAATCCTGAGCGTGGTAAGCGTATAGACATGAAGAAGTCCGACTATGTGTTGGTGTATGAGACAGCGCACAACGAAGAGGCGCCTGAGATTCTTTACGACTTTGTTACCACTCGTATTAATATCACAATTGATATGCGCACAACAAAGAGTCGTGAGCATTTTCAGAAGATGGAGAATGAAATTCGCCGTCTTATTCATTTGAAGCGCAAAGGTGACGGAACAAACTTCGACCGAATGGTGTTCAAAACACGCACAGATTTGTCCGATAGGAGCAAATTTTTGTTCAGAATGACCTTTCAGACCGAAGTAGTTATCTTCGCGGAACTCATCCCATGAGGTGTAGAGCATGCCATCGACAGTATACAAGGGCGATTTAACCGAAGTTTCCTTCGGTCACGAGACAGGTCTAAGATTAGAACACGGATATGCAGGGTCATTCAAGTTCTCTGCAAAAGTAGGGACTCGTGACCTTGTTGCTGATACAAGCATCATCATTCTTAATGGTGGTGCTGCTGGCACTCCTGTTAATGCTAACGTTCTTGAATATCCAACTGGGATGCTTGTTGGTGCAACTGTGACTTTTGATATTAAAAGTAGCAGTCCAAATTTTAGCACTGATGATGATGTAACACAGTCGGGTCGCTCATTCAAAATTGTAAAACACGTTATGGTTCATACTGAGGGCACCTATTCTACTGAACTCACCATCAGCCCTGCTTTAACGACAGACCATTCGCTGGCAGTTAAAGATTCAAAAACCGATGATGTAATGACAATCCACACGTTTGGTGTGCCTACTATTGATACCAATATGGCATACAACGATGCTGCTACATCTTCCAGTGAATCTGTTCTTACTGACCAATTTGTGGGTCTTGCTGCTACAGTCACACTTCCTGAAACAAAGGTAGACCTCAAGCGTTATCACGTAGTTGGTCTTGGTCGCGATGTA